TGCTAAGCCACCTTTATCGTGGCCTAGCTTCTACAGATAATCACACTAATTGATTCTTTTTTCAATGCTCGAGTATACTTCCATACCTTCGTCGGTTTTAAACCAAGCTGCTAAAGCAGAGTAAGGGTGCTCGTCGAATGGAACTGTACATAATTTTCTCCCAGTGCTAGTCCATGAGAAAGTTCTTTGATCTTGAGATAAACTTATAATATTAAGCTCGTTTGCTTTTATTCCTATATTTCTCAATTGAACATTTCCATCATTAGCCAACTCTAACAGCAGTGCTGGATTTCTTTTAGTAAACAATAACAAATCTCTTTTAAGTTCCCTAGAACTCATCTCAGACACCTTAGAGCCTAATTCTACCCTCATAACAGCTTCAACAGTTTCAATGTCCATGTTCATTGCTATAGTTAGAGCGTCGAATTCTAATTCTATCGAATCAACCTCGTCGCTAGCCTCAGCAACTGGATTATATTCAGTGTATAACTGGTCTTTTAAAGGATGATAAAGTGATAATAACTTTTGAAGAGTTTGTTTTTCCTTTGGAACAATTAATATTCCATCTTCAAAAACTATGTGAGATAACCTATGATCTCCTTTAAACTCGTCCATAAAAACTGTTCTTTGGTTGTTGGTATACTTTAACTCTCTTTCGTAGCCTGCCTCTTCATCAAAGTAGTATATACCAGAAGATGGAATAACATGCGTTAGTGGAGTTGTACTTCCTTTTAAAAGGTAAGTCCTATCTTTTAAATCCCAATCAGAACCTTTAGCTTTTTCAACTACTCTAGTTCCAGTTGGCATTGCTTGTTGAGGCGCTTCACTTTTAACTGTTTTTTTGACTAATTCAGTCTTTGCTGGGCTTTCGCCTAATTTTGTATTCTTTTTCATAATATAATATAATAATAATTAATTTAAAAAAAACTACCCCATCCTAAGACAGGGTAGTTATTAATGATTGTTAAGACTATTTCAACAACATAAAGTTGTTAGCGCCTTGAGTTACTAAACATCTTTCAGATAAGTAGTTCACTTCCATAGCATCTAAAGCAGATGTTACAGCACCTACAGATCCTGTTACCCATGTTTTCATCTTACGAGACTCAGTTTGAGAAGCTCTGTAACGTACGTGTAAAAACGGACGCTTCATGTTCTTTCCTAATACCTGATCGTAAACTGAAGAAACACCAGCTGGTACAATAATACCGTTGATGTCAACAAAAGAACCACGAGTTGTAGCATCGTTTAAGTATTTCCAGTCAGACTTGTAAAAGTCATAAGAACCTCTTCTGAATCCAGAGAAACCTAAGTTTAATGCCATGTCAGCGTCGTTGTTAAACACACCGAAAGAAGTACCATTAGCACCATAAGAGTTTTGACCAGCTAACATATCATCTATTGCTAGAGAGTTAGTTCTGTTCAAGAACATCATATTTTCTTCGATTGCTCCTTGAGAATCAAATCTCTTTAAGATAAGATCGAAAGTTGCTAAAGCATTGGTTGCAGTATCAAAACCACCAGTTGTTACATTACCTCTGTTCTCAACAGCTGCAAATAAACCTTCAGTTCCAGATAAAGCACCTAATGCAACACCAGGTCCAGCGACCCCTCCAGCGTTGACATTTAGTTCACCTTCAATACAAGTCATCTCACAGTAATCTGAGAATCTAGACATTGTATCACCTGAAGCTTTTAAGTACCACAAGTAACCATTTTGTCCTTCTTCACCAGAAACTTCAATCCAACCAATTTGAGATGCATCAGAACCTGATACTTCGTACAAATCTTTAATGATTGCCGGTTTGTTAGTTAAAGAAGCAAAACCTGGCTCTAAAGACTCAAGTCTACCAGTAGTTCCTTTTTTGTATTCAGATCCATATACGAATCCAGTTACCGCTTTCGTGTGCACGAAAGTAATAGTTGTACCACCTGTAGAGTCCATAGCTGCTTGAGTATAAGGGAAGCACTTGTAAGTGTCAACTGTAGGAACCTCTGTTACTAAACACTTAAGAGTACCAACACCTACTTGGTTTAATACTACAGTATCGTTAACTCTTATAGAGTGACCTACTGCCGTAATAGTGTCAGCCGCTAAGCCAGCTGCGTTTGCAAATGTACCTGCTGCAGAAACGTGTAAACGTCCTTGCTCAGACCAAATAACTTGGTCAGATGCCATTGCTTCTTCAGCACCAACTTGCGCTAAAAATCCAGAGATAGTTCTGTTTCCAAAAACCTCTGCTTCTTTTTCCATTAATTCTGGTAAGTATTGTTGTGCCCAACCTGAAGATCTTAAATCTACAAATGAGTCACTTACCGTTTGTTTTCCTGCCGATGGAGTAGCCGTAGGGCCTCCTGCTGGCGTAATTGTTCCTGCCATAATTTCTAATTTTTAAAGTTACGGGAAAAAATTATTTCTTTCCTCTATTCAATTTAACCTTGAAGCCTGCTGACGTATCACCACTTAGTATTTTAAACTTAGTACCACCAGCTTTAACTTCACCAAGACCTTGTCTAGGTTGCATACTCACGTTTTTGCTTTTAGCAATAGAGTCTTTTAAAGCGTCAGCTTTACCTTGTTCGTAAAAATGTTGAGCGATAGAATCAGCATTCATCGCAGTATAAAGAGATTTGTGATAACCCTTAGCGTCTGACATTGTATTATCCTCTGCCAAAAACCTTTTGACGAAATTATTGATGTCGCTTTGTGTATTCTTTATCTCCTCCGCGTTTTTCACATTGTATCTGAACTTTTTATCACCGATGTCATATTCAAAACCTTTGAATTTTTCGTTAAATAAATTATTCGTTTTTTGATCAAACGCATTCCTCTGTTTTTCAACAGTAGTTTTTGTAGCCTCTTGTTCTTTATTATATCTATTAAAGAACTTGATTGCTTCATTGGCCTCAGGTGTTAGCTTCGAACCATTTTTTATTTCCTCGTAGTATTTAGATTTTTTATCTTCTAAATAAGACTTTGCTCTTGAAGCTTCCTCTTTAATAGCAAGCTTCTTTCGCATTATATCTTTTTCATCATCGTACTCTTCATCGTAACTAAATTGATCTTCCATTAGGAAGCTTAGCTCCGAATCGTCTAGATGTGGTTTTGTTTCTCTATAGTATTCTAAAAGAGCATCCTTAGGACTTAACTCTTCTAAATCTCTATTAAGTCTTAAATAATCCTGTATGTCTCCACCAGTCTCATTCATAAACTTAACTAACTTATCAACTGATTCAGGTAAAACTTTACCAGTAGCTTGAGCCTCTTCAACTGATTCAGCAACTTCTTCTGAAGTTATTTCTTCAACTACTGATTCTTGTGCTTTAACTTCCTGTTGTACTTCTTCTTGTTCTGGTGCGGCAACGGTAGCTTCATCGCTTCCATCCACTCCTGTCTCGTCAGTTGTACTACTTGTAGTTTCCTCTGCGGTTTCACTTAAGTTTAATTTTGTTACATTGTCATCAGCATCGGCTGGTTGACTATTACTAAGATCTAACTTAGTAACATCTTCATCTTGATTTTTGTTCATAATAATATAAAATAATAATTAGTAATAATTATCTAGGTTCAAAACTACCTAGATTTATTCCACCAAGTACATCATTACCTGATGACTCAAACTTTTTAGCAGTTTTAACACCTTGATTCTTTAAAGCTTGCTCTTTAGATCTTAAATCTTTAGTTAATTCATACTCTAGCATCATAAGTTCTTTCTTAGCTAATACATCAGCTTCTAGTTGCTGAAGTTTAAGCTGAGATTTCAATTGTTCCATTTGAGCGTCAGACTGCATTTGTACTTGATTCTTTTGCATTTCAGCTTGAGCTGCAACTTGCTGCGCTTGTGCATTTGCCTGTGCTTGAGCTTGAATATTCTGTTGTTGCATTTGCTGGTCACGAGCTAATTTCTTGCTTCTTCTAACCTTTAGCATTTGATTAGCAAGCTTTACGTTTCTAATCTCTCTTAAGTCAATAGCATCTTCTAAGTCAATATTGCCTTGAGACAAAGCTACTTGTATATTATTCTCAAGCATAGCTTTCTCTTCTTCATCTGGTGCAAGCTCTATAAATATACCGAAGTCATATAGATGTAGTTCGGACATTTCTTCAAGTGTAGCTACATTATGCGCGCCTAACGCTTGTATAAAAGCATCTTTCGTTGGAGAATACTCTAACACGTCAGATATTCTAAGAGATAAAGCTTCTGCTGTTTCCGATGTCAAGAACAAACCAGCTTGTAATATATGTCTTGTAGCGGTATTTGAATTTGCAGCAGCAAGTTTCTGAACACCAACTAAAGCGTTTTTGTCTGGAGTACTACCATCTCTAGCTTCATTTAGCCCGGTGGTATCTCTAATCATTTGTAAGTAGTAGTTATATGTACCTATTAAACTTTGCATTTTACCACCACCATTACCAGATTGTAATTCTTGAATAGGAACTCTACCTGGATTTTGATCGCCATCAGCCGTCATTGATCTACCAATAACAGAACCTGTTTGGAAGAACATATTTAAAGCTTCTTGAGCATTGTAGTTTGTTCCATTACCTAAATCAACTTCAGCTAAACCGTCAGCATCTAAGTAAACCCCATCAGGAACCATTCTAGACATTACTTGTTGTAGCTTTAAATGAGTTAGTTGTATCATATCAGCAAAACCAGTTATTCTGCTTACAAGCGACTCTATATTACCGTTGTACATTCTTGGAGCTACAATAGAGTAATTCATCTTAACCTTAGTGTAGTCACTCTTAGGTCTCATCATGTTTTTTGATAACTCCCATTTTAGTAATCTATCGTTTCCAACTATTTTTGCACCTTCGTATAAAACTTCAACAGATCTTTGTAATCTACTAAAATTAGCATCTTCTCCTTGTGGGCCTTCAAAAGTATCATCTCTCTCTATAGCCTTATCACCTCCAGAACCAGTTTCTTTTACTTTGTAAACTTGATTCATATAAGTCTTGTAATTAAAATACAATACTGTTACTTGATTGTTATCGTAGTCATTATTACTACTAGTACCCCTATTGTATTCACCTAAGTTTTGAGTTGCTGAAGAAGCTATCTCTTCAAGATCTTCCTGTGTAAGGTGAGGGAACTCTTTCATTAGCTCGTTTATAGGAATAACCTTAGCTTCGCCAACGTAGTATATATCTTCAAAGTAAGGAGATTCAGTATAAGAGTACACTAAATTAGCTGGATCAACGTATTTTATTTTAACACCTTCAGATGTGTTAAAATCTGTCTTTACAGCGCCTATACCTAATACTGTTAAATCATAATAAAATTGTTTTTTAATCAACTCATATCTATTACCGTCAAACAATAAGTTTATAGCCTGCTCTTCTGCAATCTCAACAGCTTGCTTATATTCAAGTTGCATGTGTAGTGCTAATTCATCTTCATTTTCAGGAAGTTCAGCTTCATCAAAAGATTTTAAGTTTACTCCAAAAGCCTCTTCAGTGAAGTCTGTTAATTCTTTCGTTCTCATGTCAGCTAGTATAGCGTCCATGTATTCTGTTCTTTTCTTTACTCCAGCAGGATCTTGAGAGTAGGCTTTTATATCATAAGTTCTTTCTGCAATACCATTAACCACTATATCCACAAACTTAGGAATAATAGGTACTGGTTTCCAATCTAAGTTTAAATAAGATAAATCACCATTTATAGATAATTCATCTTTATACTTTTGTATTGACTGTTCTCCTCTAGCATACAGTCTAAGCCTATGGAAGTTCAATTCATTTGATTGATACCTTTGATTACTATAGCTATTATCAAACCATTCTGATTCAATAGCTTTAGCAACCTTCATACCATAGTCATAGCTAATCTTTTCTAAGTCGCTTACGACTTGACTAGGGAAATAACTTTTTGTAACAGAATCTGCCATATCTAATCTTTAATTATTTGTGATGATGAACCATCGTTTTTATATTTTGAAAAACCTATGTTTAAACTTTTTCTTTGTAATTTTGGTTTGCTTGGTGTATATAAATGTCTATTGCACGCCATTATAGCTAACCCTGAACTAATAGATGCATCATGCTTTGTTCTTTTGTTTATATCAAACTTAGCCCAATCATTTAGTGTTTCTTGAAAATATACTGACCCATAATTTCCATCACCTAAGTGACCAACATGATCGTTTATGTACATCTCAATTGCAGCGGCATGTGCTTGTTTAATATCTTCGCTTGAGTTTGGCATACCACCAACTTCTTTTTCAGTTATAGATAGTTTGTTCCAATCTTTATCAGGCCTATTCATAGAGAATCCCCTGTAACCTCTTCTTCTTAAGTAATATAGAAGTCTTGGTTTGTTATTCTCAGCCAATATAGGCATACCATAAAAAACTAAAGCCATAAGAACATCTTCAAAAAACATCTCTGCAGTAGCAGGTCTTGCTATGTATTCTAAAAAAAGACTACTTCTAGGTGCTTCTTCCAAAGAAAACTTTGTTAAACCATGAAGCGCTCCATTAGAACCTCTACCATCAACCGTACCACTAATATCGTAACTATC